AAAAAAGTTTCTTTGTTTTTCAGCTAAAGCTCTAGCTTTTTTATTCTCTTCCATTTTTCTTTTCATTTCTTCCATTTGCATAAATTGACTTTGTATTTTTCCTGTTTCTTGAACAGCCGGTAAGAAAGAACTAAATGGGTCATTACCTTTTACGCCTTGCCCAACTATATTAGCACCTAATAAAATGTTTGGATTTATGTTACCTAGATTACTAAAAAAACCACCTGTGTTTTCTAATAAACCGCTACTAACATTATTAGGATCTCCTAAAACACCTGTGTTTTGGTTTTTAGTTGCATAGTCCATCATCAACATTTCTCTAAATCTTTTATCAAACATTATATTAGTCCTCTATTTTTCATATAATCTATATTATAAGGGTTATTGGTTAAATTTGCCATTGTAAAACCGCCAGAGATAGGTGCAGAATAGCCAAATTGCTGGTTTGTAGGGGTAAGTATCATATTAAGGTTTGCTTTAGCTTGATCGTACGCTTTTTGGACATCTGACATACTTTGACTTTGCATATTATTAAAATATTGATTTACCATAGAATTTTGATTTGTTTCTATTGTTTTTACATCTTCCGGTACATCAAAGGCCGTAACATTGTTTCCACCATCACCACCTTGATTTGGGTTATCGTTACCTAAAGATTCAAAATATCCACTATCGGTTAAGAAATCATATTCAGGCGTACCCTCTATTAATGTTGCATTTGGATTAAAAGGTCTATTATATGCAATATAAAAATCTCTTGATCTTGGCATACCAAATTGATCTTCACCTTCTAGCCATGAAGTTCTTCTACTTTTATTAGCTGCGTTTGCAAAAGGCGATAAAATTTCATTTAAAACATTAGCCGTAAGAAAAGGGCTTTTACTTTGCAACACTCTTTCTAAAGAAGTTTTACCGCTTATAGCGTCATTTACATTTACACCTTGATCTACTAAATCAACAATATTTTTAGCCACTACTTGTTGTTGTCGTTCCTCCGACATAGCTGTATTATATTGGTTACTTTGTGTACCTTGAAATGCAGAAGTAGAACCTCCGCCGCTTGATTGTTGGCCTCTATCATCTTGTCCTCTATCCATAGCACCAGAAACATCTCCTCCGGCTCTATTTTGACCTGGATCTGTTGAACCAAAACCATCAAAACTTAAAATACCGGAAGCACCAATATTAGGTTGATTGTTCACTAATGAACCATGAAGATTAGCTTGTAGTAAAAGATTTTTTTCTGCGTCCGTAATATAAGATAATTCGGTTGGTGGGCTATTTTCAGAAGATTGCCAAAATTTAGGAGCTGTTACTTCTTCCGTTTCGCCAAGAAAATTTTTAACACCGCCTTGTATAGCATAACCTTTATCTGATAACATTTGAACTCCTTAAAATATTATTGCGATTGCAACTAAAATATATATGGCCAAAATGTGTTTTGCAGGTTTGTTTTTTATTTTAGTTTCAATATCAAAAATAATTTTTTTTATTTTATCCATTATAATAATCCCCCTAATAAACCAACACCACCACCAATAAGAGGTCCAATTCCAGGTATAGCAGAACCTATTAATGCACCACCCATAGCCGTAGTTAATGGATTAGCTCTTGTATTTACTTGTTGATTAGTTACCGGAAATCCTGCCGCTATTGGCGATACTATTCCGGAGTATTGTTGTAAAGATTGAAATGGTGCTAAATTCTGTTCTCTAGTTAATTGTTCTAATTGTCTTCCGGTTGTAAATAATGAAGGAGCTCTAGAAGCAATATTTAATTGTCTATTTCTTTCTTGTCCATATTCGCCGAAAGCTAAAGGTAAAGCTGCTTGGGCAACTTGTGTTACAATTTGATTTTGGCTCATTGGCGAACCAGGTGTTCTACCTGCACCGCTAAATTGAGCATTAACATTTGTTGCAATATCCGAAGCTGTTTTTTGTAATAAAGGCGATAAGAAAGGATTTAAATATTTTCCGGATAAAGTATCTGCAAGTTGTTGATTAGCTGCACCGGCCATAGCCTCTTGTTGTGCAAGTCCTGTTAATGTTTGTTGTGTTGGTGCAACATAACCTGAAGCCGCAACTCCTTGATTGTAAAGATTACCGGCTTCGCTAATAATTTGATTTAATGCTGGTTGAGCTGGTGCATAAGGCGTAACGCCTGTTTGTTGTGTGCTACCGCTAGAACTTCCTCCTCCAAAACTCATTTTTTCTCCTCTTGTTTAATCTTTTTTTCTAAAACAACATGGGTTCTATTATACCCAAAGTTATTTAAAACTTTTTGCCAACCAGGTCTTGCTATTAATTCCATCATTTTGCAATCCTCTTGTTTAGCAAACTTTTCAATATCTTTAATAAGATATTGCCATTTGTGGCGTTGCTTACCTGTCATAATATAAATATGACAAACTTTACCTAATTTTCTTTTTATAATTTCGGTAATTACAACACCAAAATATTTTTCGTTAGTTTGTTCTTTAGCTTTATCCCAAAGAACCCATACTTGAAATTTACCTTGTTTTGCCGTTTCATAGACAAAATTTGAATCGTTTAGTTGACTTGAATAAGCTAAAGCATTTCTTATATCTTTATCTACAATAGGCCAAACTTTATCAAGTTCTTGTATAGGTATTCGTACTAACTCCATAAATATAGTATATTATTGTTCAAAACAACAATATAATTAAGCACTCTTTTCATCAAATATTTCTAAATAACTTACAACGCCCTCAATTTTATTAGCGGTAGCTACTTGTATTTTAATTATATCGCCTGATTCTAAAACCAAAGGTGCTACAACTCCATTATCCGTAGTATCTGCCGCTAAATCTTTATGATATATTTTATATGTTTGACTAGCGGACGAATCTGTAAAAAAAATTTCTGTTTGTATTGCAGAAGCGTCATCATTATTTATTTGAATACTTTTTACAATTGCCGTTCTATTAGTAGGAACGGTGTAAATTGTTGTTAAATTAGTATTTGATAAATTAAAACCTGCATTTTTGTACTGTATTGTCATGAAATAAACCAGTTAAACGTATCTTGCTCGTTTTTAAAATCAGTTTGAAAAGAAAAATTAAGTTGGTTTTTTAAAGTGTCCAAAGCCTCAAGTATCTGTCTTTGGTTACTAACATCATATTCTGGTTTTGGTTCTGGAATGGTTACAATAACTTTAGCCACGTTTTACACCTCTTTGTCTACGAATAGCTTCTTTGCCTCTCTTAGCAATAGCTGCTACTTGAGTTTTACCCATAACTTTAGCTCGTTGTTCCATTACTGTCAAAATTTGTATTTTTCGTGCATAAGGCTTATTAATTTTTTTTACTTTAGCCACCGTGGACCGTGCATCTGCAGGCGTTGCAAATTTTATCTTGACAGTGTCTTTTGGGTTTTCATCTGTATATAACCTACGACCGCTGCCCTTTGGTTTTTTACCGGTGCCTTTTTTTGGGTCTCTTTTTTTAATAGTCATTACCTTCTACCATCAGGTTGTACATCTGCTCTGAATGAACCAAAACGCCAGTTTTCATCAGTTGTAGTGTTTTCTATTCTCAACGCCACTAATCTACCTCGTGTCCTAGTATCTATTTTTGTTGTCGATGAGTTTACCGTAAATGGTCCAAGTAAGGAACTTGCTTTTGTTTCACTTGGAAAGTCTTTTATTTTTAGGGTGACTGTGGCATTACCACTAATGACTTTAAAGTCTGGTATAAATCTTTTTATCTTCATAAGAAATTCACCTTCTCCTCCGTCAACAAAAGCAAAGTCACCAGACTCAATAAACGCATCAATACTAGCAAAAGCATTACCGTTTTGATCAGCTTGATTGACACCTACTTCATGTTCGTAAACCTGCGATGCACCATTAGTTGTGCTCACTCCTTGTATGGTTGGAAAAGTTGGTGTGGCGCTTGTAGTGAATTCAGAGGCCAATGGCTTTTCAAATAATGTTTTATCTAAATATACAGATCTAGCCAAACTACTGGTCGTCCAAACATTTTCTCTATAGTTGTAAGTAACACAACGGTCTATTTGAGCAGAACCTGCTTTTGGGTAAAACCAGTTGATTTCAGTAAATAAAGAATTGTAATTACAGTAAATTATTTCACCTGCATCATAGTTGAGTCCTAAATCATCAGAGTTTACATTACTAAAAACAAAGTCCTCCACACTGCAAGGTATGCGTTTGACTGTACCGTCGTAAGCATAAAAACCACCACCTTGCCCCATCCAATAAACAACACCATCTACATGCACGATTGCATGTTGTCCAATCAAACCACAGTTTGAACCCACTTGTTGAATAGAAAAAGTAAATGGCGGCCCCACAAACTGCATGATGTAGGCGG